CGGCATTGCAGTCCTGCCCTGCTTTAGCGCTTCAGGGAAAGTCCCCGTCACTCGCTGTGGTCTCCCCTTACGAGGCACCTATGCCGTGAATGTCCCTCCTGGGACACATCGTTGAGAGGTGCGGAGGGTCCTGTGCCCCGATTTGTCAGGCTCTCAAAGTCCTATTGCGTCGTGGCTCGCGCGTCGCGCTCCTGAGCGACTTGCCCTCGTTGCTATTTCCGAGACGTCAGGTTGATCTATCGCGTTTCCTGCGACTGACTTTCACAGTCGGGTGCGACCCGGTATTCTGGTGCAGACGGCTGGGTTTGAACCAGCGCATACCTCCTGGTGCGGTGCTCTGCCTACTGAGCTACGTCTGCATACCCCCGGCATTCCGCCGGGGTCAGGAGGAAAGAAAGGATGGATGGAATGAGGATACGGATATAACCCCGCACCCTCATTCTGACACATATTTTTCTACGCTTGCCCCGAATTGGGGGCAAAGACCATTTTTTTTTCGATACTATAAAGGTTTACCCTCTCGCTCGCCCTCGTCCCATGCAAGCTCATCCAAGCTGACGTGGTAATGATTCGCTATCAGCTTCAATTGGCTGAGAGCCGGTTCGTTCTCCCCGGTTTCGTACTTCCGCAGCGTATCATGCCCGATCCCAATCAGCTCCGCTTTCACTCTCATGCTTTTAGCAGGCCGCTCAGATTCCCTTAACTTCCGCAGCCGTTCTGGGAATGTACTCACATAACCACCTCACATAGCCGGAAATTCTCTACCACGGGGCCACCCGCCGTTTCCGTCCGCACACTGACAAACCGGCCCTTTGGGTGGATGTAAATTACCTCTCCGCGCCGGAACGGATACAGCTGCTCATACGTCGGGTGCTGCCGTTCCAGCTGCGACGGTATGGACTTGAATCTGGCCCGAACCACCTGTCCAAGTTTCATGATTCCTCCATTTCCAGCAGCTTCACCAAGTCCCAGAACTTCCGCGCATCCAGCCCGGTTTCCGTCTTGATTTTGCCCAACCGATAGATCACGCTGTTATGGTGGATGTCCATTTCCTTCGCTGTTTTCACGCAATTCATATCATTCTTCGCATAGATGCGCAGGAGTGATATATCTTCCTTCTGCATAGTTACCTCCCATAACGGACCTTTTTCAAATCCTTGTATCTGTCCGGGAAGGGGATCAGCTCCGCCTTCCCGTTGATAATCTGCGCCAGCACTCGGTCCATGTGCACTTGCCGGACGTCCGCCTCCGGGTCCTTGCAGTTTAAGGCAGGCCTGTATTCCCGCTGTGTCTCCATCCACTCATGCGTGACGCGCATGATGCGATCATAACCCCAGCCTTCCTGCTGGTGCATAGTCATCTGCAAAGTGTCAACGGCAAACTGCGCTGCCATCGCAGCACCGGCCCAAAAGACCGCATCCAACTGCGCATCCCGCCGTTGCAAATAAGCGGATTGTTTAGCCATTAGCGCACTCCTTTTCCGCTGCTTGCACAGCCCACTCGTAAAAACTTACGATTTCACCATCATCTTCCAGCTCAATAAAGTTCCTGTCATGATCCACTGCCCACTTCAACCGCCTTTTTGCCGCTGCAAGCTGTTCTTTGAAAAAATGAAGCCTGCGCTGTTGATAATTTACAGCAACCAGTTTCATTGACATCACCCGTTGATCCCTCGCAGAATATCGTTCAGGATTTCAAGATTCAATTCTGCAATGCCCTTGCACCCTTCCAAAGCATCCTGCGCGCACATAACGTCTGGAGACATTACTGCGTTTTGCGGCTTATCGCCGAATAGTTCTTTTTGAATTTGCGTTATCAGTTCATTAGCTTTTTTTACCTCATCAGACAAAATCATGATCGTCTCCTTCATGCTACCAGTCATGGGAGACACGCAGTTTTCTGTTGCACAGCCGTAATTCAAATTATCATTCATTTTCGTTATCCTTTCTCTCGCCGTCCATCTTCGCCCCGCATACGGGACAATAATTCCAGTTGTTCAGGTGATACTCGCTCTCTGTCAGTGCGCAGCCGCACTCGGTACACCTAACAGCAGTCCCGCCGCCCGGAAATGTATACCGCCCAGAATCATCCCACCGCCCATGCACCACTGGTTTCCAGTCCTTGAGATTCTCCGCTTGCTGGTCCACCCATTCCTGAGATACCTTCGCGTTATGCTCTGCGGTGCGAAGCAGCTCAATAATCTCCTTTTTGGGCATCCTAAGTAGGGTGCTGTCGGCTAACGGCTTATGCATTTTCGTTACCTCCTTCCATCTTGGCCCCGCAGTTGGGGCAGTAGATATATTCGTTGTTAAAGGAAATGCCCCCGCAGACGGAACAAGCCCATCCATACGGCGCGTGTTTTGGCAGTTCCCCAAAACCGGCATCCGACCACCGCCCATGCACCACCGGGGCCACGTCGGCGCGGGGAATGCCGATTATCATGTCTTGGATGTTTTTCCGCCCAAACCCCCAATCGACAGCTCCGCCGCCATAGTCCTCGTATACATCAGGGTCAGCATTTTCAAGTGCTTCCCAAAACGCTTTCAGCTCAATGTATTCATCCATTGTCAGCCCTCCTCCACATAGCACCAGCTTTGGGGCGGGCGCTTGATTTTGTTTTTTTCATAGCAGGTGTTACATTCACTCGCCCAGATCGCATCGCATTCATTGCATTCATAAGGGCGTTCGAACTCGCCCAGATCGTGCGGTGTATCGTAGATTACAAAGTCGGAGATATGCCAGCCGTAGCCCTGGCAATGTCCAAGATAGCCGTGCAACTCATCGTCTGTCATAGCCACACACAGGCCACACTTTTCTTCGGCCGCTTGCTTGTAAACGGATAGTCTCCCGGCCTTAAAAAGAAAATCCGTACTATCCTTGTCAATCTTGTAAATCCGGTCGCAAATAAACTCCCCAATGACCTTGCCGCCGCCGTAAAACTGTGGCCTTGGATAGTCCGTCGCAATGAAGTCCTCGTGCGGATATTTTGGCAGCGTGCAGTAGATATAGCACTTAAACGGCGTTTCCAGCTTCGGCTTGGTCTTTCTGACTTCGATGGTCTTTTCGCCGTTAGCGATCTTCTCGCACCACTTCGGGCGGATGCTCAGCATAACAGCCTTACTCATCCTTCATCGCCTCCAATGCGCGCTTCGCTTCCTCGCGGGTCAAAAAAATCGTTTTACCTATGGAACTTTCCACGTATGAGCAGAACGGGGTCGTATCAATGTCCCACCGTTCCTGTATTGCGAGGTATCTCATGTTTCTGACTTTGTGCTCTAAGATTTCTCCGGCGAACACTCTGAATAACGTGTCCCCCACCTTGCACGGCAGCACCTCCAGCCGCCCGTCCTTGTCGGCCTCCATCAGTGCGACAATGCGTTTAAATGTCACGCCCTTACTGATAGCCTCATCCTCAAAGGTCTTGTAATTGGCGCACATCGCAGGTTCCAGGCCCGTGTCCTCATATTGCATGAGCCTGCCCCGCAGTTCTGCGTATGACCATGCTGCGGTATAAAGCAGGGCAAGCAGGCCTGTCGGCTCATCAGGGCCGTCCAGCAAAAGCTCACCCATCGCATAGTCTACGCCATCATCATCCATTGGAAAGTCCAAGTCCGGCAGCAAAATCTTTGCGGCTTTGCGGATAAAATCGTAGAGCCGGATGTCTGGGTAATCCGGGCCATCACCTCCGCCCCGCACCCACGTTTCGGAGTCTTTGATGTAAAACAGATTCAGGGCGGCATCAAGGTTGTTATCCGGGCAATTAGTTGTCAGTCTTTTCATTTACCTTTCCTCCTTCGGCGGTTCCGGCAGCGGCATCCACGCCAAAGCACGAGCATTTGTTCCATTGGCAACTTCACCGCCCCAGCGCCCGTTGTTTTGATATCCGAGTGCGTAATTTACAAACATTCCATTAAAGTCTCCATGGCGGAAATACTCACCCCAACACAGCACTTTCCGGAAATTCTCCGGTAGCCGCTCATCCACCGGGATCCAGTGGGGCACCTGCCCCCGCAGTTTCTCAATCTCTTTCGTCTGCGCCTCAATCCGGTCAGCGGCTTCTGTCAGATCATCGCCCAGCGTGATCGGCGTTTCCCACTCATTTGCCCGCGCCCATTCTGCGTGCTCACGCAGCGCATTTACGAGGTTTGTATCTCTCACAATTCATCCCCCAATCTCCAATCATCGTTCCGCACCTGAAACGCGTCGCCCAGCTGCACGGTGTCCGGGAAATTGTGCTGCGTGGTCTGGATGGCGTACTTGTCGATCTCGGTCGCGTAGTATCTGAGCAGCCACGGCTGTACGCCCAGCTTGTCCAGCGCGATATGGCCGCAGCTCATACCGTCGTACATAGAAAGCACTTCCACCGGCTCCTCCGTCAGTCCGGTAAAATGGCTCATAATGTGGGCAATTACGTCCACGGTCCAGCCGTTGCCCAGCATTTTATACGCCTGGGTGTCGCTGACGGGAAAGGCGTATATGTCCGGCACAGTCTGGAGGCGTTTACATTCCGTCACGGTCAGCTTGCGAATGATGTAAAATCCGTCTGCCAGTTTAATGGGGTATGTCTTTTCTTTGATGGTGATCCGCCCGCCGCGAACCTCATAGACAGGCATTTGCTTTCCGTCCGCCGCCTCGATCACCAGGCGGCTTTGGTGTCCGGTTGCGGCCACGGCGTTGCTTTTCTGGTCGTCCCTCATTTCAAAGGCCGAACCGTTTTCGCGCCCACGCCACGCCATACCGGCAGGCACCGCATACAGGCCGGTAGCTGCTCCGTCAGCCCCGCCGCCGTTTGGTCTTGCCTGGAGGGAAACGCTTTTCCCGTCCGTGCTGTATATGCGGCGGCTCTGGCTTGTGCCCAGTTCTCCGTCCTTGTTCGGCATGGCACCGACGCGGACGGGGACGGCTACACAGGTTTTACGGTCCACGGTATTTCCCACCAGGTTGCGGATCCCGTCTTTGTAGTAGGTAGCCCGCAGACATTGCGCTTTCCCGTCCGCTGTCATGTTGACCGGCTCCGCCGCCATAGGTGCAGGGAAGTGCCCTCCGTCCATGGCGCTTGTGGCGGAAGATTTGAAGTAGTTGGCTTTCAGCGTATACGCCTTTTCCCTCCAGCAGACGCCGCTTTCCAAAATGTCCCGCAACAAAATACATCTGTCCTCCGGCTGCTCCACTGCCACCTGACTGTATGTGCCGTCCGGCTCGCGCTTGCCCACCCAGTAGAGCCGCTGGCGGTTCTGCGCCGATACCAGCGCGGAATTGATAAGCACGGGTTCCACGCCTAACTCCGCCGTGATCTGCGCCCGGATAACGGGCGACATGGACTTGTTGTTCTCGTAGAGAAAGAAATCCGGCTTGTACTTGTCGCGGGCGATACGGTAGTTTAGAAACAGCTCCCAGCCTATGCCGCTGGCTTCGGTTTCGCGGTTCTTCGTCTGCGCGATGCTCCAATGTGTGCAGGGGCTTCCGCCGATCAATAGTTTCATACGTCCTCCACCTCCTGCATCCAGAACTCCTTTTTGCACTCAAAGCAAGTTCGCTTGTTGCAGTCGATACCCGTATTGCCGAATACATCCATTGGGCAAGCATTAAGGCATCCCGAATCAGTTTGTGCGTTCGGAAACAGCTTCAAGAACTCGCTCTGCCTGGTTTTGACGGGGTGCGCGGCGTCCCATCGCTCGACAAACTTCACCGCCCGTGTATTATCTCTTGCTGTCCTATAATCGTTGTAGCGCATTTTTTCTTCGGTAGATCCCCTTTTGCTGAGACGGTCAACCTTGTTCAAAAACTCCACAGCATCCATCATTCTGCCTCCTCAATTTCCACGCGGATCGTATCTCCGCTCCAAAATTTGTGTTCCACGGCACGGAACCACTTACGGTTATCGTCTGGCAAAATATAGCCCTTCATCGCGTCCACAAAGGCCTTGCCCAGCGCGCCGTGATTGTCAACGTCCAGATTGTCATTCCAGAAAAATGTCACCTTGACGGGGTGATTTACCAGACGTTTTGCAATTCCTGCTTTTCGCATTGCCCAGTGGGCCAGCTCGTGCAGCTCTTCCGCGTCCTTCTTCCGCTGCGACCAATGCTTACCGGCGTAATACGCGTTCAGGCCAAACCGCTTGTTCCACGCCGCTTTACCGCGCTTTGTTGCCGGATAGGGGATTTCAAATGCAATCACCGCTTTTCCTCCTTGCCGTCGGTAATGACGCTGACCACGCGGACGCGTCCCAGAGGCTCCAATAGCATCGCTACCGCTTCCTTCGTGCCCTGTGTGTCCTCGCCATCGTAAATGTCGATCACAAGCCGCATCATCACACATACCCCCAAGCGTCCTCGCATTTGCAAGGGCCTTTTGCGCCCTTACGGCCACCGCGATCCTGTTCTTTCGCCAGCCAGCGGGTAATGAATCCGCGTACACCACGCGCCGTTTTCCGCTTCGCCGGGTTATTCAGGCACCATTCCCGCATCTCCCGCAACTGCTGTATCACGTCGACAGCAGGGTATACGCCTGCCCATTCCTGGCATTGCTCCTGCGACACCGGATATTCAGTGCCGTCATTGAGGGGGATGGAACCCACCGGCGGGGATGCCGTTTGCGGCTCGCCGCCTACTTCTTCTGGATTCTGGATTCTGGATTCTGGATTCTGGATTGGATTACGGGCGCATTTGCTTTCACCTGCTTGCAATTGATTGCAATTGATTTCAGATGTAATCAATCCGTCAGCAGGTGCCGGGAATTTGCTTACTTTGTTCCTCACCGTCTGGTGTTCGCTCCAGTTTGGAAAACACAGGTACGGTTCTCCGTCAACTTCATAGAGGATCACAGAGCCTATGGTCGCCAATTCTGCAAGCGTCTTACTGATCGTTCCCTCAGTCACACCTTTTCTGCGGGGAAATACAAAGCCTTTGAGCAATTCCGGGTCTGCGCTGCCGCGCCCATAATCATCAACGTAGGTGATCAGGTACGCCCACAATCGGAATTGGAAATCCGACATTGCGTTGATGCTTTTGCTCGTCCTGATACTATCCTTGATGATCCTGTTCGGCATTCAACCACCGCCTTAGAACGGGAGGTCCCCATCATCCTCAACCTCGCTGAAACCGCTCTGCGGTTCGCTCTGCGGTTCGCTCTGCACCGTGTCGCCGCCGTCCCGCTTGGAATCGCCAAAGTATACGCTGTCGGCCACGATCTCGGCACTGCGGCGCTTGTTGCCGTCCTTGTCCGTCCAGTCACGGATCTGCAGGCGGCCCTCCACCACGGCCATGCGGCCCTTAGAGAAATACTTGCTCGCAAATTCGGCTGTGTTGCGCCATGCCACCACATCGATAAAATCCGTTTCCTTCTCGCCGGACTGGGACTTGAAATCCCGATCCACCGCCACGGTGAATGATGCGACCGCCGTGCCGCTGTTGGTGCGGCGCAATTCAGGGTCACGGGTCATCCGGCCCATCACAATAATTCTGTTCAGCATAAATGTTCGCCCTTTCTGTAAATCATGTCCTCCCGGTTCCAATCCGGGTAAAATGCTTTCAGGTGCGCCACCAGCCGCACGTAGATGCGCTCGCGGTCTCTCAATGGTCCCTCGTCAAACAGGCGGTGGCAGTGGGGACAGAGGGTTGCAATATTCTGCTCGATCCCTCTGCCGCCCTGCGAACGCCGTACCACATGGGCCACCGGCGCACCTGCGGGAGACCCGCAAATCACGCACTGGTGATTGTCCCGCGCCCATACAACAACCTTCACGGATTGCGAAATGGACGTGGCCTTTGTCATTTTGTGCATCCCCATTCCTCCATCATCCCCGCCAGCTTGTCCGGAGACAGGGTCTCGATACCTTGCTCCACGCAGTCCTGCACTGCCATATCGATCAAATGTGACATTTGCCGGGTGTTGTAGGTGCTGGAGCCGTAATACAAAATCACGTTGGTGCAGCCGGGGATCCTGCTTGCCATGGTATCCGTCTGCCAGCCAAGCCCATTGTGTTCCCACCCGTTCCGCAGCTTTTCCACGGCTGAATCGATCACGCAGACCATTTCATGATTGCCGCCGATCTCCCGAATGTATCTCCGGTAAATATCCGTCTTGGGAATTCGGATCTTTTCGGCCAGCCGATCAACCAGAACCCAGAAGTACGCATTCGCATCGAGGCTCCGCTTCTCCCGGTGTTCTTTGATCTCCACGTCATAGACTTGACCCTCTTTCAGTGCGCCAAGCACCTGCCGCGCCTTGTTGGTCTGGATGCACAACCAATCACCGGCGGCATCCATCGTCCAGCAGAACGATGTGGAATTAACCCGCTCCATAAAATTCCTCCATGCTGGGCCAATGCCCTGTCCGCAAGCATCTTGCCAAATACTGAAGCCTTGGCAAATACGCGTCTCTCACCCAACGCTCATCATACTGGACTTCATGGCTGGATAATCGCCGGGTGTCCACCGCAATAAAGTAATTCTGCATTTCGGCCTCAGTCAAACGGTATGCCACAATATTGCATCGCTTCCGATGTCTCCAAAAACCGTAGCCGCTGGCAAACATTTCAACCTGGCATTGTTGCCAATATGCTTTGCTGACCTTAAATACCGGTTTCCCGTAGGTTTTTACCTCAATGATCGTATCCGGAAACTCACCGTCATAATTTACCCGCAGCCGATATCTCCGTATTCGGATTTGCCTGTCCATCGTACTTACGCCGATTGCAGACAAAATCCGATGCTCATAGGCCGTCCCTGCCTGCATTGCTGGCGTTGTGAAATGGTCTGTGCGTACACCTATCTTTTGCAGCCACCAGCGGCGAAACGTCTCTGTGTCCCACCGGCCCATGATGATTGCTGTGTCTGACGCGCCAAACCATCCGCTCCGGTCATGGTTGTGGATCATAGCTGCATCACAGCCTTTTCCAGCTTATCAATCGTTGCGAAATATCCAAGCATCGTTCCAAGCTGCTTTTCGTTGATATTCAGCGCGTGTAGCAGATCTTTGTGGTCAAGGCCCCGCTGCTCTTTTGCCGTAATCAGCCTTTCCAGTCTCTCCTTAATGGCCCAGATGCTATGGCGGCTCAAATCATCCTCGCCGTCATCCGCATCAGATTCCGCCCATAAGTCAAATCCAAGACCGGTTCTGATGGCAACGCCCTTCACGAATGCTCTGGCAAGGGCATTGTTAATCCGCAGCTGGTTCAGAGTGTCAGTGTAAACCACCAAGGATCCATTCAGCAGCGGCGTATCGTATACAAATTCCAAATCATCAATGTGAATCAACACCCGCACAAACCAGCATTCCGTATCGCGCCCCTTGCTGGTGGACACTTTTGCTTGGGGCCAAAGATAAGTGTGAGTGGTTGGGCACTCCACCGGCGCATACCACACATCATTCGCTCCGTTTTCGTGCAGCAGTTTCACACATTTGCCCCAACTCAAATACGGGACTTTGATTGTCTTCCCGTTTTCGTCTTTGGCATCCCGCGTATCGCATTGTGGACGCACATCGATTTTAATTAACTCGTTAAATGATTTCAGTGCCATTTTCTTTCCTCCTATATCTCGCAAACCGCACAGTCTCGCCATAGCGGTTCTTCTGTGTGACCGTCTCCACGTCCAGCGCCACGCCGTCCCGCCGCAAGTCAGAGACCCGCACCGTGAAATTGGCGATGCCGCACTCGCTCATGGCCTCGGCCCGTGTGATGCTGCCGTGTTCATCCAGATACTTCAAGATCCGCTCACACTGGTTCATATCAGCCCTCCGGGATGTCGATAATTGCGATCCCCATGGCCCGTGCCACGGCTTCCGGATCGCTGTCAACCTCATCCTTGAGCCAATCCTTCGCGCACTCCGGGCAGTAGCACTCGCCGTTGATCAAAAACCCCGGAGCCACATCGTCAAACGCATTGGGGTTCATGACGATGGAACATCTCGCGCACACCGGATAAATTTTCATTTCCACGCATCCCCTCTCTTCCACGCCTTCGTGGCGTTGGATTGCTGGGCGTAACCCGTTATGATAGCGCCGCAGGTGGAACACCGTACATAGTGCTTAAACGGTGCGTCCGTGGACTGCAACCGCTCACCGCTGTCCATCCCGCACACCGGGCAGAGACTCAGCGGATGGCGCTCATGCCGGTTCTTTCTGTTCATCGCGCGCTCACCACCATGTACGCAATGGTGATCAGCAGCAGGGCCAGAAAACTCATAAAGCCAATCCATGCGGAGGCGTCCGCCTTCCGCTGCTCTCTGGTGCGCCGTTCATGCTTTCTCATGCGGGTCCCCTCCTTCGATCAGGTCAACGATCTTGAATACCCAGGTGGCCGCGTAGGCCACGCCCAGATTCATAAAAAACAGGTTCCAGCTCATTGTTTGATGTCCCCCTCTTTGGTGTAAACACCGTCAAACTCAAGGCCATGCTCCCTCGACCAGATCTTGCCGAACTCCGTCATGATCTTCACCGGGTCAGGCGGAGACACCCAGATCACCCGGTATTCGATTTTTCGTTTCTTCGCCATTGCCTTTTCCTTTCCCCTGTGCTAAAATAGCCACAGGATACATATCTGAGCCTAAGATTTGTTCCGCCGCCCTGCCCGGTCTGCAACACCGGACGGGGCATTTTTTATTCCCCATCGCTGGATTCGAACAGTTCTGCCACCGTCACGCCGTACATCCTCGCCAGCTTCTTGTGGTATTTCCGTGCCGGTCGCCAGTCGCCCAGTTCCCAATGCGTCACACAGGACAAGTCCACATTCAGTTTCTTTGCTACCTGTGCACGGGTCAGGCTGGAACGTTCTCGAAGTTCCTTCAATGCCAAGTCATGTGCCCTCCTTTCGGTGTGAGAAATCATTGACTGCGGCAGAAATATGTGGTATGGTAAGCATGGGAGTTAAACTACGCGCCAAATGGCGTACTCTGTTGCAGAGGGGTATTCCATTTAGCAAACGAGTTTGCTTCCAACCGCCCCGAAGTTTGTTGCAGAGACTTCGGGGCGGTTTTTTATCTCTGCCGCAGTCAACGTGAGAAATCATCTTGACAAACGCGAAACACGCCGCTATTATGTAAGTGTCAGCCAACAAAATATCGGTTATAAGTCCGCGAAACGAAGGAATTCACTGGGGGCTTGGTTTTTTGTTGTCTCATTGAGTTCTCACAAGGCTATTATAGCCAGAAATTTTCTGGTTGTCAAGTTTATTGCCAGAAAAATCTCGGCGCATAATTGTACAAATCTATTGCTTTGATTTGTATAAATTGGCAAGGGGCTTTATTATGGGCGTTACCGTTTATTACGAAAAAGGGCAAGTTGTTAAAATGTTGCCTGAGCCTGAAATATCTTATTACGAGGCGAGAGGGCTTATAAACAAAGCCACTTCAATCGTATCCGATGGCGTTCCTTATGATCTGACAAGCAGAGACTCTATTTATTCAATTGCGGTTCCCGATTACACATACACGCACAAAAACAAAAACGCTCAAGATTTGGGCGTAACAGGGTATTTGGACTACGTTTTGCGAATGCACGCCGGTCTTTTGTGGAACGCTGGCGATTACAACCTTGCTATGGTATGTCTTGGAAAAGCTTGTCAATTGATGCTTTATTCAACTATTGATTGGTCAAGAAAAGATTACTATAGGGTTGTAAATTGGAACGTAGAACTTGGCCAGTTTAAAAAGGCAAAGGAATGGCAAGATTGGATTGAAAAGTACACAAAAGATTTAAACGATTACGCAAAAGACGCTTTTAGTAGAGTTGTTGAATCTTGTAAATTTTTAGAAACCGATTTGGTGGAAGTTGGCGATTCGGGCTGCTGCTGCGAAATTTGTGCCAAATATAGACGGCGAATTTACAGCTTGTCCGGGCGCAGTTTTAAGTATCCTCGTTTCCCCAAAGATTTTCACTTTGAGTGCTGCCTCGATATTTCGCCTTTCGTCGAAGGTGTTAGTAATCCAGTTTTTCAATGTTCCAACTATGCCCGCTATAGTAAAAGACCGTTTCGCGACGATAGAACACCGGAAGAAATAGAAAATTACAGGAAGCGCATTGCGGAATTAGAAAAAGCAAACGACGTAAAACAAATGGCAGATTTAAACCATATTATTTACTATTGGTTTAAGCCAAAATTCCCAAACGATTTCCCAAAGACGTTAAACGCATTTTCCAGAATGAGGAATGCCAATTCTCCCAAATATCAAAAACTGGTGCAATTGGTTGAGAAAGCCGGTTATAGAATCCCCCAATCGTTAGAAGAAGTTATAGAAATAGACGAAAAGAATAACAAAAAATAACATGCCTAAAAAATACACCGTAAAAGTAAATTACGAAGCAATTGTAAGCGCAATAGACAATCATAAAGTGTATCGTGGAAACAACACGTCTTTTTGCCTGGACATGGGCTTTGAAAACAGGACATCTTGGGTTTCAGACTTAAAGCGCGGAAGAAACTTGCCATCCCCAGAAGAAGCCGCTCGTATGTGCATCTTGCTTAAAACCACCCCTGACGAAATCCTCCTGCACGATGGGGAAACCCCGGAAGAAACCGCCAAGTGCTTACAGGATATTGAGACGGTGCGAAAGCTGGTCGAGGCCGAGGCTATAAAAGAAACCCCCGATCCGAAGATAGAGGGTTACTCAGAATTACAGCAAGCTGCTATTCAATTTGTGTTATCGCTGCCGCCGGATAAGCTGGAGCGTTTTGTGAAAATGGGGCGCGCTGCTTTTGAGGAAGGAAAATGAAAGAAGCATTTATTTCTATCGGTTGTGCTCTAATTTCAGGATTTGTCGCATGGATTGTCGCAAAGCAAGCGGCAAAGGCCGAAATCAAGAAATTGCAAACAATTTGGGCGCATGAAAAAGAAACGGCCTGCGAGACGGAATTTGACAGTATGGCCGCTGCCGTTACCCTTTATGCGAAATGGCCTTCCCCAAAGGGCTTTCAGGACGCCACCAATGCCGTTGCCATTTATCGGGCAAAGGTAACCGGAGAAATGGCGACAGAGGTTGACAAACTAAACCGGATGATTGTCAGAACTTCATCTGGCTATGAAAACATTTTGATACAGTTAGATGCCATAATTGAGCGCAAGCGAAAGGCCAACGGTTAAAACGTAGCCTTTCCGGCTTCGCCCTCTTTCCAGAATAGTTCAAGTTCCCCGGTAAACAAGTTCTTTGCCATCTTGTATAAGTCTGCCATTGCAACTTCGCGTTCCGAAGCGTCACATTCGATGCCGATTTCCCGCTCGGATTCGCCTTCTTTACTGATCGCCCAAATTTTCATTTTAAAGCCTCCACGATTTTCAGCAGTTGTTCATCAGATAACTTTTGTATCAAGTCAATGGCTTCTGCCAGCAGTTCTTGATACTCTATTGTATCACTTTTCACGTCATTACACAACATTTTGTGTCCCTCCAAATAATTGTAGTAACGGGGCTATATGTCGATTATTGCACTTTGTGCAGTCGAAAATATAAGAAAACGGAGAGTTGAAATGAAAAAGTTTTTGCTTATCGCGCTGGCTTCGGTTCTCGCACTCGGTATGTTAACCGCCTGCGGGGAAACGAATCAGACCGAGCCAGAAAACGAGCCGGGAACTCCACCCGATCTCGTTGGAGAGTGGAAGCAGACAAACAGCAATGCAGATGACGCATGGCAGGCCGCTACCATTGCCGGAGATGCCATTGAGGTGTATTGGGTATCTGATAACGGGGAAACCAAAGCCCTCTATTGGGCCGGTTCTTTCGATGCCCCTACCACGGCGGATGAGCCGTACACCTGGGAATCGGAAAATGATAAAGATCAGACCGATACGGCAATTCTCGCCAGCGGCGATGACACAAAGACATTTACCTATCAGGACGGCGTAATCAGTTACGAAGTGTCTGCCATGGGAGTTACGCAGACCGTAAAACTTGAGAAGCAATAAGTAACTAAAGGCCCCGCCGCCCTCTGCAACAAACGGCGGGGCCTTTTTGCAGCCAGCGGGGAGCGACCGCCGCTGCTTGATTTGACCTTATCACGCTTTACCTTACTACTTCAATACCAAGACTTTGCAACATGACAGCATTCGACAGGCCCACTTTTGGCAAACTTATTGCTCAAAAACCGAAGAAATTAAGGTGATGTAAATGAACATCCAAGAAGTGTGCAGAATCCGTAAAGAAGAATTGAAACTGACCTATCAGGACATTTCCGACGTTTCCGGCGTTCCGTTGTCCACCGTTCAGAACTATTTTTCTAAATTGTCGAAAGCTCCATCTTTTTATACCGTTGTTGCAATCTGTAAAGCTCTTGGCATTTCGATCGATAAGACGTGTGAAATCATAGAACACTTAACGCCGACTGAGGAAACCTTACAAGCGCGGAACGATGAGTTGGAACGCCATGTTGACGCGAAAGCGGACATGATTGAGATCATGCGGCGCGGTGTCCGTATCCGCAACAACGTGATTGCTATAATGTTTGTCATTATCGTTCTGCTGGCTGCATGGTGCTTGTACATTGATTGGAGGGGGATTTGATGAGAGCGGCACTATATATCCGCGTCTCGACGGAAGAACAGGCGCGGCACGGCCTGTCATTGGGAGATCAGCGAGAATCCTTGTTGACGTATGCCGCAGACAACGGCATGGAGGTTGTCGGCGTATATGAGGATGCTGGAATATCCGCAAGAAAGCCGTACCGGCAACGCCCAGCACTTCTGCGCTTATTGGAAGATTGCAAGGATGGGAAGATCGACACAATTTTATTTGTCAAGCTGGACCGTTGGTTCCGCAGCGTAGCCGGATACTACGCCGTTCAGGAAGAATTAGACCGCTGCCACGTCACATGGCAGGCCACGCGGGAAGATTACGAGACCCGCACGGCATCCGGGCGGCTAAAAGTGAATATCATGCTGTCGGTAGCGCAGGACGAAGCTGACCGCACCAGCGAGCGAATCAAGGCCATTAACGAAGGCAAGCGATTGAAGGGCCAGCCTACCACATGGAGAACCCCCATCGGCATCTGCGTAAAGAACCGGCACTACGCCATAGATGAAGAAACCGCAGATGCGGCACGAGATATGTTCCCTGCCTTTATACGGTTGCAAAGCATCCTTGCTTTAAGGCGGTATATGGCAACGGAGTGGGGGATCAAACGCTCGTACAACAAATACAAGGATGCTTTGTCGAATCGATTGTACTTAGGCGAGGCGTTCGGCGTGGAAAACGTATTGCCCTCGCTTGTCGATCAAGAAACCTTCGACCTTGCCGGAAAAATTTTAGAACGGCGAAGCCAACGGAACGCCAGTGCGGATCGAATATATTTGTTTACCGGAATTCTCCGCTGCCGGGAGTGCGGCAGAAATATGCAGCCGGAGACTGTAAAACAGGTGTACAAGTACTACCGATGCAGAACGCACACACTCGACCCAGCCGACTGTCCGCACATTCTCAGAATCCGAGAAGATGTGCTTGAGGATTACCTCCTACGGGAATTTGAGGGGATCGCAAAAAAGTATTACTCCAAATCAAAAACCGCAGAAAAAAAGCCGCCCAAAACGGCGGAGCAAATCAAACGGAAAATGCAAAAGCTAAAAGAATTGTATCTGTCGGATTTGATCGAAATCGAAGAATACAAAAAAGACTATACAGACTTGAAACAGCAGCTTGCGGCAATAAACCCAGAGCCTATAAAAGAATTTGATCTTGAAACCTTACGGCGGGAATTAAAGGAATATCCTGATTTAGACCGGCAGGCAAAGAAAGAATTCTGGGTACGTACGATCCAGCGCATCGACGCAGACAATGACGGTGCGTTTTTTGTAACGCCCAGTTAGTCTTATTTTCATGTCACAACGCCTACGTTAAAATATAACTAACCCCCCGGCATTTGCCGAGGGGGTTAAGTTTAGCTTTCCAATTTCCGCATGACGCTATTGTAAACCCGCGCATTTACCACTTTCAAGCTGTCCATCAACTCGTCCATGACCTCCCACGCACGGGCTGGGTCAACGTTAGACACCGCCCGGAGGAATTCGCTGTCAGGTGCGGGAGCCGCAGAATACGCCTCAACCATACGGCTTTCCCTCACTGGCTCCCGGTTCTGGTTTTGGATGGTATACAGCGCCGCCAGCTTTTCGTAGTTTGACCAGCTGGACTCTTCCGTTTCTAACCGCTTGATCCATAGCGCCACTTCTCGCTCGTCAATCATTGGGGCCTACCCCCTTTATTCCTCCATCATGTCCATTGCACGGCGCAGGGCATCCTTGATGCGGTCATCGTCGGTCTCGCGCATCATATCGTTGATCTGGCTACGCAAATGCTCGGTGGCGTCCGTGCGGCTGTAATGACCACGGACATAATGTCTCCGGGCATAGGAGCTGCCACGGCTGTAGCCACGCAGATCATCGTCCAGATAGCGCCCGGAATAGCCATGCTCGTCCATCGCCTCGATCTTGTCAATGTTTTTGATGGTATCCGTCAGCTTGTGGGCAATGTCCAGATCACCGGCACCCAGTTCGCCCTTGCGGGTCAACTCGTCAAGTTCCTTGCAGAGCATATCCCGCAGTTCATACATAGATTTCATTCCCATTGTGTTCTCCTTTCTCAGCAAACTCTGGTAATGATAAGGTTCGCGTTGCTCACGTCAATGGCCTCGCCACTAACGTTGCGGATGGACAGCGACGCGCAGCAGCCCTTTGTAACGTCAACGTACTCGGACGCCGCCACGTTGAAAAACGCCTCCGCCGCTGCGGGCGTCACCGTCGCAACGGAGGACGGGAGCGGCTCACCGTCAACCGCAATGGCAACGGAGATGGGGCCGGGGGTCCCGCCGGTGCTTACGGCAATATTGCCGATAAAGTCCACCTTATAGCGGACGCGGCACTGGGAGCAGTTACCCCGGAGATTAAACAGGCCAGAGCCTGCGCGATGGGTCACAAGGCCCTTTGTGCAGGGGATTGGCGCCTCGGTAAAAAGCACGTTCTGATTTGCCGCTACACTTTGTGCGGCAATGGCAGTGTATTCAGGCATAGAAATCTCCTTTCATAAAATCAGCGGCAGGGCTACTGCCCCGCCGCTTTGTCATCAGTATCGGCACGGGGCCGAACATTTTGTTGGCGTCAACAAAACATTGCCAACAAAAAGCTACGCTATGCAGTTGTCAGCAGCCGCACCCGTTGCAGTTGTACTGATTGCCGCATCCAGTATACTGGTACGGAGCAGGAACGCTGAACGAGGGAACGGGGCGCGGATTGTAATACGCAAACTGTGCGCTAACATAGTTGCGCATATCAAGCGTCTGAGCAGACTGAGAGGCGGCGAGGTCAGCAGCAAAAAGACGCTGGTTCTGTTCAGCAATCTTCGCATCCTTTGCAGCAATCTCCTGCGCAGTGAGACGCTGGTCGATTCCGCGGAAACCGCTGTTCATCGCATCGATAATGTCGCGCGTCGCGTTCTGCACGGTGTTTCGGGTGTCGCAAGCCTGCGTGGCCATGTCATACCGCACCTGGGCGATAGCTGCACGGTTTTCGCAGCAGCATTCCTGATTCTGCATCTGCATGGCGGTCAACTGCTGCATAAGAGCCGCCTGCTGGTTGCTGCGGGAAAGCTCGGCCTGCGCAAAGCCGTTGGTCATCGCCATGTTGGTGCCGTTGACAAGCTGAGCCTGCTGGTAAAATCCGTCGCAAAGGCCCTGATTTACACTGTCGATCTTGCGCTCGACATTGGCAAAATCAGAGGTCAGCACGTAGCCGTCGACCACGCCGCCCCCGCCGTTGTTTCCAAAGCCATTGCCCCAGCCACCCGCAAAGATAAACAGGAACAGAACAATGAGCCACAGAGCGCCGTTGTCGCCCCAGCCGAAACCGCCACTACCGCCAGTATTGGTGGGTGCCACAGGCATCGTCAGCATGGGAGCGCCGTCAGAGGAAAGAGACATAGAAAAACTCCTTTCAGTTTTTTATTATCAAATCGTGGCCACGATGTTGATTACTTTATAAGCCCTTGAAACTGCTTCGCCATTTCTTGTAGCTGGTTTAACTGCTGCTGGTTCATTCTGCCGGACTGCAAAAGTTTTTCAACTTCCGCCTTCGGGTCCCCCTGAAAAGAGGCCCGGAACTGGTTGAATTGCTGCATCATCTGTTGAAACCGGCCTACCGGCGTGTTCCCGCCACCCAAAGCGTTAAAAAAGGGATTACTCATCGTCATCATCCTCCCTGCGCTTCTTTTTGCCCTTTAATTCACCCACAAGTGCCGCCAGTGCGTCGAATTCTTTTCTGGTAACAAACTCCACGCCCTTTTCCTGCGTGGCTGTACGGGGCGTTTCTGTGCGTTCTACGAGGTCATAAATCGTGAGGGACGGTTTACCGCTGGCATCCGCCTTCTTGAGGTACACCGTAGGCGCGGAGCTGTCCCACAAAGCCACGGCGGCATTGGGCGCAATCATCCAGTTCCGGGCCTCCTGTTCGCCGCTGACCCACTGCACACCGCTCTGCGCCACCGGATTCTGAGGGGGCTGTGGTGCCATCATTGGAGGCATCTGCTGTTGACGGAGTTGTGCCAGATTATCCGGCATGGGCTGTGCATAATAAGGGTTTTGCCATCCGTAAGGTGTGTAAGCCATTTTAGTCATCCTCCTTGACCCAGTAATACAAGATGTTCTCGTTGCTGCTGTCCCAGCTGTCCCAGATCATGCCGTCGCAGACGCAGACCACATGGCCGGACAGAGCCAGAATATAGGTGCCTTTTGGGTGATCCTCCGCAAATTGGCCCACCGTGTAGCAATCTGGGCAGGTGTCCGGCACGATGTACCGCTTGTATCCGATGCTGCGGAGATACCGCCCCCAACAGGCGTTTGCCGACGGCATATCCCCGTCCAAATACCCTTGGATACAGAGCCGCAAGTAAATTTCGCCCCAATCCTTGCCGGTAGCCTTTACGATTGCCCGCACGGTGCAGTCCCCCACATTTTTCCCGCAGGGGTTGGGGTTGAAATGGTTATACATACTCCCTCCGGTCATCGTAGATCAGCTCAATCATGCGCACACAGCGTTCCAGCTCCGCTGGATCGGTCTGCGCAACAATATCTCGCGCCAACTCCACCGGATACCCGCAGGCCAAAAGCCGCTCGTACATTGTGTGCGCCTCCTTTACACTTCTATGATACAAAAAATCCGGACAGCCAAACTGCCCGGAAACTGCCTGTATTCTGCCCTTAAACTGCCCGAAAAATATTTTAAGAAATTCGGTTTAACCTATTGACAATAGGTTAAACCTATTGTATATTATAGGTACAGTAAAGGAAAGGGGATCACAAGCATGAAGAAGTTCGCTAACATGAAAAGATGGTTCCAGATCGAAAAAAGATAGAACTCAACGATCGCTACCACTGCCAGAGACTGGATGCTTTCGGGGAGATCATCGGCGAAACTGAAAAGGCCTATAAGCTGTCCGTTGAGGCTCTTTTTATGAGCGGCGAAAAGAATGTGACGATCTGGTGCCCCAAGTCCTGTGTTGAAAACGTGGTTGAGGCGTAAAGGAGAAAAATTATGAAAACTATTTTGATGGACACATACAAAATCTTAGGAGAGAATGCGGAAGCCGCTGCCGATTACATTAACGATCAGGAATCCCGGATGATTTCCGCTGGTGCGGCAAATGAGTATTTCAGCGAGGACTACCACGAAAATATGAAGCGCTTCAAAGCCGAAGCCGCCGAGAAGTTCGGGGTAACCTTCAAGAGCCTGTTTTAAGCCATGCCGGATAGCGAAGCGAAACGCCAGTGGATGGCGCAAAACACCACCTTCATCGGGCTAAAGCTCAACAACAACACCGATGCCGACATCCTCGCCGCGCTGGAAGGCAAGGCCCGCCAGACGGAGATCAAGCGGCTCATCAGAAAGGGTCTGGAGGTGGAGCGGAATGACGCGTGAGCGGACAAAGCGGACGCCTGACGGGAAGATCTATCGCTATACCATGTCGGATGCCGCCGTCGAGAAGGAGGACCAGGCGAAAAAGCGGTGGCGTGCTGAGAACTACGCCAGGCTCACGGCGGACATCCCGAAAGAAATGATGCAGCAGATCACCGAGGCCGCCGCCAGCAAAAAAATCTCCAAGCGGCAATTCATCCTTGAAGCACTTGAAGCCGCGCTGGGAAAATAGAAAGAGCCGTGTCCGAATCGGACACGGCTTTTTTTATCCCTGCATATCATCCGCGATCTTGGCGTAGGCACGCCGCCGGATCTTGGCCAACCCGTCCACGCTGACGTGGAGCAGCGCCGCCGCCTGTAGGCAACTCTGGCCGTGGACATCCACCGCCAGCACCGCCGCTTCTTCGTCAGGCGGAAGGCCTACCAGCCGGACGGCCTGCGCCGCCCGGGCCGGGGCCATGGATGACAACAGCGCCCGGATCTCTCGGTTTGTTTTCTCCATGGGTTTTCCAGACTTGCAGAGCGCGTTTCCGCGTGGATGTTGCCATCTTCTGGCCCTCCTCTCAGTAGTTTAGCCCGTCCAGTCGGCCTTGGCCTCTCTCACGTCGATATGACAAAATCTGTCATAAACCCCCACGCCGCCCCAGTCCGGCATCAGCGTCCGGGCGAAGGCAGCCACCGTCTCCGGCTTCTGGCCGCTGACGGAAATATCCGCCGCCATGCCGTAGCAGTGCTGGCTGTGGGCCACACCGCCGACCTTGGCGTTGTACTGGGGCGTGCGGTAGCCACTGTGGATGACCACCGGAGCGCCGAAGTGGGCGCGGATGGTTTCCAGCACCATTACCAGCCGGGGAGCCACCAGCACCGCGTCAGACCCGTCTCCACACGCAAACTCCCGCACCTTGAAATGGGCGGAAAGCTGCTTGCCCCTGGAGGCGGCTTTGCTGTAAGCGTTGATCTCAACCATGATTCAGCACCTCTTGCAGTCGGCACAAGATGCCCGCTAAGTCCTTCCGGGTCATAGACTGATTGATTGCCAGCATGTCCGCCCCCGTGTAGACGCCGGAGGTCTTGCACCACTCCAGCGCCGCCGCGTCTTCATCCAAAGGCTCGCTGCCACGCTCCCAGAACAACAGCAGCGTGGGCACCTTCCGGGTGCTGGTGACCTTCCCGCCGGGAAAGATACCCTGCGTGGAGCCGCCGCCGTCCAGCATGAGGGCATCCACCACACCCAGCCCCAGCAGCTTGTTCTGGAGCTGCTCACGGGTCAGGCTGGACTTGTCGCACCACAGGCACACCTTACCGTTGGGCATCCAGCCCACCGCCGTCCGGGCAGCAGGCCTGGCCACGTCGGCGGTCAGGCCCCGGTAGAGCTTGGACCCGGCCTTGAGGATGGGGACACCGGAGAGGAAATTGTCACGGCGGTCCGTGCTCATAAGGGGCAGGCCGTTGTCACCGATGCTGACACCAAAATCGTTGTACTTATCCCGGCTGATGATTTTTCCGTCGATCACCGTCCAGCCCACCGGCTGAAACTTCCCGTTGAACAGATAACCGTTGATGATGTGGGTGCAGCCGGTCTTGGCCTTGATCTGCGCTGGGGTCAGCTTGCCGGTGTTGTGGTAGATCTGCGCTCTCGCGCAGTCAAACGTATCAACCATTGATTCTCACGGCCTTGGTGGCGTGGCCGTCCTCGTCAAAGGTAATGCGGTAATGGCCTTCCGGGACCCAGACCTCCTCCTCGGTGTTGGCTTTGGCGGGGTCACGCCGCATGTAGTCATGCAGGTGACGCACGTCGGCGGGTTCGGTCTCAGCAGGGATGAAGCCCTCCCGCATTTCGTCCTCAGTCCAACCGGCCACGCCGCCGTCCGGGTTCAGGTGGAAGTTGGCTCCGGCATTCTTCAGTTCGGCGTTGATAGCCTCCACGGTCTTGCCGTTCTTCTTGCCCTCGTTGATGATGTTCTCGTAGATCTTTTCCATGGTATGTACCCCTTTCAAATTTTCGGTTGACTTTTCAACCGTTTTTGTCCTCGTTGACCCGCTGGGTGCCGAAATAGAAGCCGATGACCACCGTAAAGATGGTCAGGAACTCGCTGCCGCTGATGCTCTCCCGCAGGGCCAGCACCGCGAAGATCCCCGTCAGGGTGATGGTCACGAGGCTTTTCACCGCAAGCAGATTGCCCAACCGTTTCTTGATGTTCTCCATGTTTTTCTCCTTTCACTCTTTCCGGATTGGGAGTTCCCCAACCTCGGACATGATGATTTTCAGGTGCCCGTTGCCGCCAAGGGATTTGTACGCCTGGTGCATCTCGTCCAGCGTTTCCCTGTCCGACAGGCTGACGCTGCCGTCGGAGATGTACTTCTGGCCCAGATAGCGCACCCGGTCGATCAGCAGCACTTTCAGCGCGTCTACGATGGCGTCCCGCTTGTCATCCTTGGTCCACTTCCGCTGGAGGATCGCGAGAATGATGGCGGTCACGCCGGAGCCGGTGGCGGCAGTTAATACGATCTGTAGAATTTCCATTCTACACCCCCTTAAAAAGTTGCAGTTTTTAGGGTAGTTCCGACTTGCTTTCGTGCAAGTCAAAAGTCCGACTTGGTTTCGTGCAGGTTAAAATTCCGGCCATTGTCGCTCACAAATGGGGCAAACCCACCGCCCCTCCGGCACAACGGCTCCGCAAATCACGCAATAGTCCATGGTCAGTCGGTGGTCTTGGTGTATTTCAATACAACAATGGCTCCGTCATTGTTTGCATCGAATGTTGTGTGGATTATAATGTTCGAACCATCGACTGTGATCCCAACTTGTTCTGTAATATTTCCGGACAGGCACATCGTTGGGATAGGCCGATGGTTGAGCGTATCATGCCCATACACCATAAAGCACACGTCCAGGTTTGCGATTCCGTGGTTCACAGCTTTCGCGGAATTGTTGGGCACAACACCGAAGTTAACAGCCTTCACATACACCGGCTTGCCGAGATACCGCTCCGTGGTGCGATACTCAGTGCCCAACTCCATGGGCGGATTGATCCATTCGACGGGCTGCCAATTCCCGTTATCCTTCAGCATTCGCCACAATCCGTTGGTAGTGCCTCTCGGGTCGGGCGAAAGGCCGATCAGTGATGCGCTCGTCCCCAATATTTTTGATAGAACGGCAACGATATTCCCGGCCCCAGAATATTGGCCCGTTGAAACTGGGCCACGTGTATAAATAAGTTGCGATGTTCCGTCGGGCATATCGGCAAGCAACATATCAAGCTTGCCACAGTATGTTTCATAGGTGTCTTTGGCATCGGATGCAAGCACATCTTTCATCGCTTCACCCCACCCAAACCCGCCGGGGACGGAGTTGATATTTTTCCGCGCCTGCGCCTTCTGTGCATCGCTGAGCGTCTGCGGCGTGTAGAGCACCGCACCCTGTACGGTGTCCGCGCCGATGTTCGTCCGGGCCTGCGCCTTCTGCTCGTCTGTGAGGTTCTGGGGCGCGTCGTAGCGGACGAAGTTGCTGGAGCCGCCCACAGGGCCTTCCGGGCCTTGCTTCCCCTCCGGCCCCCGCTTTCCTTCGGGGCCTTGGATGCCCTGCTTGCCCTGCGGGCCTTGCAGGTTGCCGTTGGGTACCCACTTGCCGTGGACGGAATCCCAGATGTAGATGTTGTACGGAGGCGCAGTGCCCACGCCATACACGTCACCGGCCTTGGGATTGGGGACGGCTGCCTTGAGGGCGTCCAGCGTATCAAAGTAACCCAAAATGACGAAGCTGGAACCGGCCTCGCCGGGATCGCCCTTGTCGCCCTTTTTACCGGGAGGGCCGATGGGGCCTTTAATGGACGTCAGCGTGGTCAACGTAAAGGCATACACCCAGTTGGCCGTGCCCTTGAGGTACACCTTGCCATAGTCCGCAGAGGCCGTGCTGTCCGGCAGAATCAAAACGAACTGGCCGCGCTGGACGTCCGCACCGGTGAAGTCCTGGTTCATCTCGGTTACGCTCTTGTACTCCTTGGTGATGCCGATAGGCACACCGGCGGAGGCCAGCCGCGCGTCGATCTCCTCGCCGGAGTAGGCGGATGTGTAATAGTCTTGCAGCTTGGCGAAGATCTCCTCCAAAACTGCGATTCTCTGTTCAAGCGTCATTGGAATCACCTCACACGATGAAAAGTTTGTTCAGACGGTCGAAAAACAATCCGCCGCCACGCTGGACCAATGGCCCGGCTTTTGCTTGCCCGAATTTGCGGTAGTACAAAATAACACAGCCGTCCGCGCTTGGGCCGCCTGGGCCGCCTAAACCGCCGGACCCGGGTGTGCCGGGGGTAATGGTGCCGTTTCCGTTCTTCACGGCAATGCCGCCGGATCCGGCGCCGCCGCCTCCGTAGCCGCCACGTCCGCCCCTGCCGTACCGCTTCGGCTTGGAGGGGATAAGCGTGGCCGTCATGCCGTCCGCACCGGGGCCGCCAGTCACATCAACGGTTGTCTCGCCCGGCAGGCCGCGTCCGGAGGATCCGGCTTTTCCGTTGGCTCCCGCCGCCGGGCCGCCGCCCAGACCGGAGCTGTACCAGCCGAAACTGCGCGGGGTGCTTGTTGATGCGATTCTGGTCATGCTGACTTTTCCCTCGCTGCCAGCCACAGGGCCGGGGGTAAAAGCGTTCCCGTCCTCGTCATAAGCAATCGTGCCATTGACATATTGCTGGACGCTATCATCTGTGTACTCACTCACAGACGGATCACGTCCGGCGCCGTCGCCGCCGGGGAGGCCGTCCTCACCGACGCCGCCGAACTGCTCCCCGGTGATGGGATCCGTGAAGCCCCAATCGGAGGCAGACGCGCCCGCCGTAGTCATGCCGTGGAACACCGTATCCGTGCCGTCCGTGCCGGGGAGATCGTCCGGGCTAAATTCGGCGCCCTTGCCGCTTTTTCCGCAAGCATAGGCAAGGCTTTTCAACTGGGACACGTCGAGATCGCCCTCGACGATCCTGCCGCCCATGCCGCCCTTGCCGCCGAGACCGCCCTTGCCACCCAGCGCCAATGCGTAGCCGTCTACCCGATCCTCAAAAACCGGGTTTGTCCACGAGAACTTAGGCCCCGATTGGGTATCTTCGCCCTTTTCGCCGCAGCGCCCGCCCTGTCCGGCGGAGATCATCACATAGTGGATCGTTGTGGTGCCTTCCGGGATATTGAACTCGCCGGAGCCGGTAAGGACTACCCGCTCGTCCAGATACTCCGCAGATTCCGGCTGCGCCGGGGTGAAGCCCACCAATGCTTCCATGCTGCTTTTAAGCGTCGCGCTCATGGTGGTGTCCAAAGACTGGATACACGCAGAAACCATTTTCTTGTCATACGGATGATATACGCTTACAACGTGGCCCGGTTTCTCATGTCCACTCACAATGTCATTGGTGATAGTTTCGCGGCATCGGTAATAGTCCGCAAGACGTTTCGCCACGGCGTAAGAATTCACCAGAGATACAAGCGTGGCGTCTGTAACTGATTTGATGTTTTCCACAGCGCCAGCCGTCACAGGCTGCGTGATTAGGCGGGTGTTGTGGATATACGCCTTGCCGGTCAGTGCGCCAGTGCCAGCGGAAATCTTGGCGTAGTTCGCGCCGCTTTCCAGAATAGTGAAGCCAGTCGCAGAGAGGGAATGCATCGGCTCGGAGAATGTGATGATATCGCCATTCTGCGCCGTGCCGGAGAATAGCTCTTTTGCCTCCGTTCCCGCAACGTATTGATGCTCCGTTACCGTCACAGCAGAGATGGGAGCATCGTATTTCACGGTTCCCCCGGTGTAAGATCGGTCGACATCAATCAACGATGCCGTACCGTCCCACAATGGCTCAATCCTCAAAACACCATTTAGGTCTGTGCGGAGATAGGCCCCAATGGCGAAAAGCACTTGTGCGAGGTTGTCTCGTGCAGAGCGTTCTTTCCCATCCGCATAAGGAAGCCAGCCGTAAAGTTTAACTCCGGCATATACACTTTTTATCAGCGAAGGGATGTTGCCGCAGATTTCTTTTACAACATCTTCCACGGTCTGGCCTGTGTAAATGCCGCCAGTATGCACCATGCCAGTAAGCGCGCCCATAGGGGACCGCCCTGTAAGTTGATAAGTGACAGGCCCGATACGGGAAACGCCGCTGCTTACAAATCTTGCTTTGATTTCGCCGCCTCTGTAAACAATGATGGGGGTGTTATTGGGGAGTGCAGAAAGCTGTGCGCCTATTGTTGTGGTGCAAACTTCTACGCTGACCGTATCGAACGAAAGGCTGCTTTCATCCAATGCAACTTCTTGAAAAGATGAGCAGTAGTCTAACCGCATATCGGCCTTAGACGCATCCCGGTCAAACTGGTAGGGGCCGATCATTACATAATCCATAAGCCCTCCTTACCGCATGATTTGCGGTGCGATTGGGATGAAATGGATTTCAATTTCTCCCCAATAATTGATCCCGTTTTCAACTTTTTCAATATCGTGCGATGCGCTGGTGTAGTATGCGCGATAGGAAATAGTTGTGTTGCCGTCCGCAGCTTCAAGCAAAACGGAATCGTCAATGGAATGGGCTTTGAGATAATTCCAGAACGCATCATAGCTTCTGTAATCGTCCCCCCTGCGGAAAACAGTCACCTTATGCCCGATGTACGTCCCCAGAACATCGCGGATCATCCGGCCTGTGTCTTTCGATCTCCCAGCGTTCTCCCCATCGAGAACGCTGAAATTTTCGTTGTACTTGGAGATCGCGACATTCACATCAAATGAAGTCCCGTTAATTTTGATGTAATTCATACCCACCGCCTTTAGGTCACTTTAATGCCGACGCGTTGCGTCTGGTCCTTGTTCAGCTTGAAGATAATGCGGCCTAATTCCTGTTCGCCGATTTTAAGGATTGCCGTCTGATTGCCACCGCCATACTGCGACATGCCACGGGCCACCGCTGCCTCGATAGCAGATTCAGGGGCTTCAATGTTGTTCCCCTGCTTCTGGTCACCCAGTACCGCCAAAAACTCACGGTTCGGGGGAATAACTGCGCCGGTCGCCAAACGCGGAACGGATGCGGAATTGATGGCAGGTGTGCGGACGTTACCGCCGCCTGTAAATGCATTTTTGATGCTCCCAATTGCATTAGAAGCCCAAGATTTCACGCTTTCAAACGCTGACTTCAAACCATTGAGCAACCCATCAATAATGTTTTTGCCAAGGTCTTGCCAATATTCAACGGTGAAATACTTTGCAACACTTGATTGCCACCAGGCTTTGATACCTTCCCACGTTTCGCTTAATTTTTCTTTCAGATAGTCCCAGTTGAGTGCCACCACAGAGCCAAGTCCAGCCGCTCCGGTTACGATCATTCCCAAACCGAGAGGGATACCAACTCCGGTAAACACAAGGATTACGCCCAAGACAAGCAAAGCGCCGCTTATCATAGCCGTGATTGCTCCGATGGGGCCACCCAGCAGATTTGTTATTGTATCCCAGTTTGCAATCACCGTTGCCGCAAGACCGGCAGCACCGGCAATAAGCAAGCCGATTCCGAGAGGAAGTGCGACTCCGCTGAACACTAAGACTGCGCCGATAACTAATAGTGCGCTGCTAACCACGGCAACAACGCCGCCAATAGCACCTTGCAGCAATGTTTTAATTGTATCCCAATTCGCCGCAACCGTAGTCGCAAGCCCAATTGCACCGGCAACCATCAATCCTAAACCGAGTGGGACGCTTGCACCGCTAAACGCCAAGATTGCACCCAATACAAGCAATGCGCCTGAAAGCAGCCCCACAACTGCTCCAACAGGCCCTTGCAACGCCTCTTTGATCGTATCCCAATTTGCCGCAATGACCGTCGCCATCCCAGCAGCACCAACAGCCATTAGTGCAAGGCCAAGGGGGATATTCGTGCCGGAAAACAAAATCACTGCACCAATTACGAGTAGCGCAAAACTCAAAAGTGCAACAACGGCTCCGATTGGGCCTTGCAACATCTTTTTAACAGTATCCCAATTAGCTGCGACAACAGACGCAAGACCGATTGCGCCAGCAACCATCAGCCCCAAGCCCAAGGGGATGTTTGCTCCGGAAAACAAAATAATTGCACCGATCACAAGCAACGCAGCTGACAGAATTGCAGTAACAACTCCGATTGGGCCTTGCAGTAATTTTGCGATTGCCCCCCAGTCTGTCTTTATAGCACCCCAGATTGCAGCAGCGCCTAAAGCCATTAGGGTAATGCCAACCGGAATATTAGCGCCGGAAAATGTTAAAATTGCGCCGATGGCAAGAAGAAGCGCACCAGTAAACAGCTCCATGATTGCGCTAAGTTGATCGTTTATTCCCGTTGCAAAATCCGGTCCATTTTTGGCCTTGTCATTGCTGCCGGAAAGCTTATTGATTTCATCAAAAGAGGCTAAAGATTTACTTGTTTTTTTTGCGGCTTTCCCCGTTTTATCCATTGCACTGCTTTCTTTATATAGATTTTCGGCAGCTTCTGCAGATGCTTCTGCCGTTGTCCCAAATATTTTTGAAACGAGGTCAGAAATTGTATTGACTATGCGTGTCAACACATTTACAAAAACAGTAAAAGCTGGGATAAGCACATTCAAGATAGGCTGCGCCAAAATTATCAACGCACCCTTCAACTTAGAAACTGCTTTCATGGCCTTTTCATTTGTTTGAATGGCACTCCACATATAGTCTTTTAAGGCACGAAGCGCTTTTGTAATAAGCGTAAAAACAAAAACGCGCCGAGCAAGGCCCTTGATGCGGTTGGTGAATTTGTCCATCTGCTTTGCTGCTTCTTGGGCTGCGGGTGACATCCCCTGCGTATGTCTTTTTGCCCCGGCAAGTTGTGCGGAAAGTTCTCCCGCTCGTGCGCTCATTCGGTCAAGACTTCGGGTATCTTTTCCAATGGACGCATCCATGGTCTCAACCTTTTTTTGCACACCATCCCATTCTTTTTGCAATGATGCTACTGTTTGCTCTTGATCTTTTATAGAGCTGGATGTAAAAAACGCATCGCCGCTTTTCATGTAGTCCAGCTTCGCCTTTGCATCATCGAGAATAGCCCCTAATTGTTTTGATTGCTCGACCAGCGGCATCTGCTCTTGTTTTTTATCGCTGATTTTTTCATTGAGCGCATCGATTTTTTTTGTCAGCCTGTTTAATTCCGTTTGCGCCTGCTTGTCATCAACATCAGCTTTGATAATAACGGAACCATCTGCCATGCAATCACCCTCTTTCTCTGTTGCTTGAAATGTGCAATTTTATATGTTATATTGAATGAAACAATTGTTAAGGAGTGATATAATGAGCCTTTTTAGCAAAAAACCAAGCAAAATTAAGTCCGCAAAGCTCCTTGGCGTTAGACAAGCGGAAGAAACTTTGTTGTTTCATACATCAAACTTTTCTCTTTATAGTTTTTTTGTCGAATATGCAGACGGGACTACCGCTGTAATTGAATGTACGCCAACTCCCCCCACAGGAAACAAGAAAAAGGAAAAAGAATTGTTTGATAAGTTAATTGCAATTTCAAACCAAACAAGCCAGAACAAAAGTGATGATACTCAAACAAGCGGGTCAATTTTGGACGAATTGCAAAAACTAAAAGATTTGCACGATTCTGGTATAATACCAGATGAATTATTTCAAAAGAGATCGGAATCCTTAGTGGGAAAAATGTCTAATTTGGTAAATGCCAATAGTTCAAACTCGCCAAACTTTTATGTGGAACGTGAACGCCCTCGTTCAGTTATGGAGGGGAAATCAATTTTAATTATTGATGGAGAAAAAACCGGGTATAATTTGGACGCGCCCGTTTCTCTACGTCTCGATTTTGGTTTCCACACAATTTCGATTGCTCGCGGATGCGTTTCAAGCCAAAAATTCAAGCTGAATGTTTGCGAGTCAAAAACATATAAATTGACTTTTGACCCCAAAACAGTCAGCATTGATGCAGAATTGGTAGAAAAATAAGCCACCAATCAGCCGCCCTCTCCGGAGGGCGGTTTTCATATCCATTTGCTGATAACGTCCTCGTCCTGTTCCGTATACTGCCGCTTGAAGTCAACCAGGTGCCGGTTCTGCTTGTAAAACTCCTGTTCGCTTTTATCCAGTTTCTTCCCCTTTGCCTTTTTATTGCGGATTCCCACAACCTGGGCAAAGGTGCAATCCCCGATTTCCTGATACGCGGATACCCACGTCCACCAGTGCAGATACTCAACAGATCTGACTTCTTGTCCCAGAACGCGGTTGACTGGGGCAACGATCAGGGGAAAGTCCTGCTGCCAATCCATCAGCTTCGGCCCACGCTTTTCCTCACGCTGCTCTTCGCCGCAGTTGATGAATTTTGCGCATTGCTTGATCGCTTCCTCGTAGTCGCTTTGCGGCATTTCCGCAAAGTCTGGATAGAAAATGTCAAGCATGGCCTCGGCCTTTTCTTCCTCCGACAACTCAGCGTCAGACAGTGCCTCAATGATTGTCAGGATATCGCGATAGTCAGAGCGTATCTGGTACTCAGTGCCGTTTACCTCTACGGCAGTCGGCAGATCGTACCTCATTTGTGGTACTTCTTCGTATACTTGCTCACGCGGGGGTTGGTGGTTTTCTGCTCACGGGCAAAGGTGGTGTCAACCTCATCCATGATAGCAAGCATCAGGTTCGCCCACACAGGCAGGCCGTCCGCCAGCGCATATACGTTCATCTCGCCAAACAGGGCAGAGCAAATGTCAAAGCCGAACACATCGTTGATGATCTCGCGCATTTCCTCGTCCATCTTCCGGGCGGTTTCAAAAACTTCCCGCTTGTTGGCGGTCTTTTCCACCTCTGCCTTGTACGCATCCTGCTTTTTGTCGAGGATATCAAAGGCATTAAACAGCTTTTCCACAAAGGCGCTGTCGGTGGGGTTAAAAGAGAATTCGCATTTTCCGTTGATGTTGTAGGTAACTAAACCGGTATCAAAAATCAGGTCTTTCATAATAGCCTCCGAAATTGGGGCGGGTTTGCGCCCGCCCCTTTGTTTTTAAGCCCCTGCCGTAAAGGTCACACCACTGGTATCCTTGGTAATGGTGCCCAGCGTACGATTGCCGCCGTAGGTGATCTCACTCGTGATGTTGAGCGTACCGCCGCCGTCGCCGCCGATGCCCGTCACGGCAATAGCACAGGAATCATACCGCTCGGCAAACTTCGCCTCGCCGGACGTAGCGTAGAAGTGTCCAATCATCATATCCTGATTGGCAAGAGCCTGCGCGTCATGATCCTTGACGGCAAGGTTCCACATCTTCACCGCAGCAGCGTCACCAGAATCCATAGGGATGGGATCAAAGGTCTGGGAAATAACGGGCTTCTTCATGGTGGTGAAGGTGTTGCCCAGGATGTCCTGTTTGCTCTCCTGACCCCAGTCCATCTCTTCGCTGGAATCCTCCACGCGCTTACCGATGGCGCTCCAAGTGGGAGCTTCCTTAGAGCCGGTATTTAGATACGCGATCAAAAGCTCGCGGTCAATGGTCTGACCTTCGGGCGTCGCAAAAGTTAAATCTGCCATTATACATTCACCTCGTAAATCAGTTTTAGCGGGACCATGTAGTCCTCGTATTGGTCGCTTGTCGCGCCGAGATACGATGCAAACGCAGACGTCTCAACGCGGAGGGCGCGCCTGCCCTCTCCAATGTCCGGTCGGTGCATCTGCGCCCAGTCCGCAAATTTGTTTAAAACCTCAACCGCCTTCAAGCGCGTATCGTCGCTCTTACCGGGTGGTGCAATCTGGTAGTGGATTTCAAACGAATACTCCGCTTGATACCCGCCGCAGATGTATTTCTTAGTGATAACAGCCCCTTGTACAGAAGAAAGCGCCATGCCTACCGTTTTTGCCGCGAAATACTCGTACTTGATCAGATCCACATTCTCCGGAATACTGGGAAAGCGGTTCGCCCAAATCAGCATCAGGCGGTCAAGGTCTGCCTTTTCGCTGCTGGACGCCAGCATTACATGTTTTTCTTTAGAGATCACGCTTCACCGCCTTTTCTGCTACACGCACCCACTTCTCCATGTTCTGTGCCTTGGATGCTTCAAACCAATGGGAGCAGGTCCCGGTTCTGTGGAAAATCAAATCCTTTTCCGGCACTGCTGGAACCTTCGTAACGCCTTTCCGCGCATAAGAGCTTCCGGTCAGTGGATCAACGTACAGCTTGCCATAGTACAAATACCTGGCATACGGCCCGGGGTAAATAACCGTGTTCCCCGTTACCTTTGTACGCGTCCTCAGAGAGCCTGTGAGCATAGGAACGAACGGAGCGGTATCTTTTGCGACCTGCACCGCCAGAACGTGTTCTGCGCGATCACAGCCCTTGGAAACGGCCTCTTTTACAGCGTCCATGCCGTCCGTCTGAACGGAAAATTTCAACGCCATATCACACGCCTCCGACCTGCCAGTGCTGCATATCAACGCTGCCGAAATCCTTCTCGTCGACCTTGGTCACGGTGTAGCAGTTGTCCTGAGCCAGCGCCACGGTTTCATTGTCTGTCACAAACTCGCCTTTGATGAAAAACGTTGTCCCGCCGTTGCCTTTGACAGAAAGCGTCCACAGGTCGGTTTTGTCCTCTGCGGCGTAAAACCGCTGCGGACCGGCATAGGTTTTCACCTTGCCGGTAAAACCGTCCACAGCTTCCACGCCAAACGGAATGTAGAGGTCAACTGCATCCGCTCCGGTAAGCCCGCTCTCGCGCACGTTAACAGCTTTAGATGCTTGCAGCATCACGCCATGAAGTACGGTCACATACAGCTTTTGCGTTTCCTGAAACGTCTCCTTGTCGGTTTCTTTGACCGGATTGTAGATCGTTACAGTGTGGGGAGCGTACATGATCCGCACCCCCTCCCTCGGTACAGCAAGCCAGTGTGGGCAAGATACTCCATGCAGGTCTCTGCGAGCAGCTTTCTTGCCCCATCCGTAGCGTTCAGCGCGGAAACGGCAGATTCGCCGCCGGTCGCCAGTGTGCGGGAATAACCGCCAACCGTTTCGCTTTTGACTTCTGTATCATTAGCGGCAGCGCTCGCAAGGTTCTTCATTGCAAGCGCCTGCGCGGCTTCGATAACCGCGTACTTGTCAACCAGCGCACAGCAGCACATCTTTACCGCATCCAGATCCACGTTGTCCTTGGCCCGGTTCTGCGTGAAATAATCGAGGAAGGAGCTGGCCCGGACAGCCAGACGCGGAAAATCCCCACTGCTTACAGTGCCCATATAGACACCGGAGTAGTATGTGTAATCAGCGTATGTCAATTGGGTCAGCTCCTTTCAAATCAACCAGAAACAGTGACAGTGGCAGTGCCGGTCTTTGTACCGTCCTGCTTGGACTTGGCGGTAACGGTAATACTACCCTTGGTTTCGGTAGCGGAGACAGTCAAGACGCCCTCATCGCTGATTTTGCTCTTAGTGCCATCCTGAGACCATTCAACCTCGCCGTTGATGATGCCCTCACCGTCAACCTTGGCGGTAAACAGTTTGCTCTCGCCCTTCTTTACGGTGGCGGTAGCAGGGGACACAGCAACGGTGGAAATAGCACCGCCCTTGCCGTAAACGGAGAAGGGGAACGGGTTCACCTTTTCTGCGTTGTAAGCGTTGATGGGGTTTGCAATCTCCCAGCCAAGACGCATGACAGCGCGCAGTGCAACCATATCGTTCTGCATGAGGTTGTAGACGATGTCCTTCGTGGCGGGGTCCTGAATCACGCCCTCGGTAAAGACCTTGAAGGTCATATCCTGACGAATGGCATAGACGAGCTGACTCCAATCGCCAACGATCATCTGCGCCTGCGCAGGGTCGAACGCACCGTTCATGGGGAAGTACATATCCATTCCATCAAGGCCGTATCTGGTAGCACCCTGCATATCGGTCTTGAAGATGGGCTGGCCAGTGGTGTCTTTCAGGCCACGCAGCTTGCCGCGCATCTGGATTGCAGACATTACGCCGTTGGGGTTGAAGCCGTCCAGTTCAACCTTGGAAATCAAGCCGCCTTCTCCCATGATGTCGGAGTAAATGTCAGAGCTGACAGGAACACCATTGCCAGCAGCAATGGCAGCAGGGACAACGCCTTCACGCCAAGTGCCGGGCTTGTTCGTGCCGAACAGGATAGCGGAATCAATGACCTTGCCGAAGGCCTCGGTCAGTCTGGGCTTAACCTCGCCCCAGATGTCATAGTCAGCGTCATCGAGTGCAGCCTCGGGGATGGGGACGATAACTGCGATTTCCTCGGCATACAGTTTCTTCTTGTCCCATGCCATCTTAGTGGTCTGCTTGAATGCCTCACCAGCGCCACTGTCAGAAGCTTCGCCGTTGACGAAATACGCGGAGGGAAGTGCGTCAAGCACGTTGATGGTCTGCGTCTTGCTGGACATATTTGCCAGTCTGCGCCCCATGCGCAGAACGGCAGATTCAGCGATAGCGCCCTGCATGATCTCGCGGGTTACGGGTTCCGGGATCAGGCCAGAAAGTGCGGAACGATCAATACTTGCCATGTTATATTCTCCTTTTTGTTACTTGAGTGCGCCGCGAATCAGATTGTTCATCGCAGCATTGGTGTCAGTTTTCTTTTCACCGCCGCCAACGGCAGCGGACCAGTCAATTTTTACGCCATCCTGAAACGCGGACGGATCGGCGCTGACTTGTTCCTCGTGCCATTTGTCAAACCCATCAAGCGCGCCGTCTTTGATTTCAAGATGCTTTGCTTTCAGGTCTGCCAAATACGCCTTCTCGGCAGCTTTAGAGCTAAACTTCACGCCCTTCTCAGAAAGCGTTTTACGGATAACGTCTGCGTAGTCATAATCGGCAATCTTGGACTTGTAGCCCTCGATCTCCTTTTTGAGTGCGTCCGTTTCCGCGTTTCCGTTTGCTAAAAACTGCTTGTTTTTTTCCACTTCCGCGTCCAGCTTGCTCTGAACAGTCGAAAGCGCCTTTGTGATTCGCCTGTCAAACTCCGCCTTGTAGGTGGGGTCAGCCAGTATTTCATCAAAAGTCCTAATTTCGTCTGCCATTTTTTATTCTCCTTTATTCCACAGCGTCATTCCCCACTGCGTATTACAACAAAAGAGCCAACCACCGAAAAAAACTCAGTAGTTGGCTCCTATTGCCCTTTCCCGCGCCCAATTACGCGGGAGTTGAATATTTGATTGTTTTCTTGACCTCTAACACGATGTATCCGTCACCCTTGCGCCGGATCTCCGCGTCATTGCCGCGCCGGATAATAGCCTCGATGGCCTGCATCAATTTATCATCCATTAGCCTACCCCGATTTCTTTCAAATATGCTTCATACTCATAGGGGACGCCAATGTCATAATTCTTGTAGTAATGTAGGAACTCATACGGGAAGGTGAATTTACCGTCCCAAAACATACCTGCGTGAAGTTCTTCGCCAGTAAACATATCAGAACTGGGCAGCGATGTCAGCCCGGCATCGAGGGAGGAAATGTGGCTTAAAATCGCTTCTTTGGGGATACTATTTTTGTATTTCTTATAGTCTTCAAAATTCTCAATAGAATTCTTGTATGGCAATCCTTTAAAAAAACCGAAATCCATGTCACTTTCTCCTTCCTCTTTGATTTGGGGTAAACGTCAAAATATTTCCTTCCCCATGCGTTCCTACTTTCAGTACGCCAGCACCGGAAATAAAAAGCACATCGTCTGGGGCTTTTACTTCAACGCCAAGTGCATTTGCCAGCTCTTCTGCAAAGCAATAATCGTTTTCCATGCGTGCGCCTGTGCTGCAAGATAGCAAACGAACTTTCTGGCCGTTCCACCCCTTACTATGCCGAATGACTGCGGCAAGTAAGCGCGGTGACATATTGAGTTCTTTTGTGCCAAATCCGACTGCCGTCTGGCTTCCGTGCATAGCGACGTCAAAATACGTTTTAAGAGGTTTTACCCTTTTAACGTTTTCATTCAGCGGGTCACCGTCCGGGAAGCAAGCAAAGCCATTTTCCAGCTTTATTGTACGTCTTTTCACAATAGAATTCAAGTTATCTCTTGCGTCTGCGCCGAAAAACTCGAGAGTGTCGCTATCGTCTTTAGCGTTAGACGCTGCCACTTCCGCCCGATGCGTTTTCACGGCATTTGCCATTTTTAACGTTGCGTCATCCGTGAAATAGACGCACATCCGCTCCGGTTGCTCCGGCAGGCCAGCTTTCGCGCTGAACGCCTTGTATTTAGCGTTTAACCGCCGTAGCCGTATGTTTACCGCAGTCTCATCTTCATGCAATCCTGCGGCCTTGTAGGCGGCTTTTTCGCGCTTTAGCTTTCTAACGGTCCGCTCAATGCGGCGTTGCATCTGGGTTGCCTCGTATGCCGTGTAATCCTTGCCATCAAATGTGCATCCATGGCCGTCATCGATGTGTTCCAACTGTTCATCCGTGTAAGTGCGCTCGGACACGCCCTCAACCCATGGGAACCGCCTGTGGCGGCAGTTGGCCCCTTCCAGACCGTCAACAGCGCCCAGGCCGCAAACGTCATAAATGCTCGGATAAATGTCTCCGGCACGGACGCTGTAAACACGTCCTTGCCAATCCTTATGTGATGACCACGGTGAAGGCCCCGGCTTATCTCGTGCGCCAACATGGGCCGAAACTTCAAAATATGGTGTATCCAGATATTCTGCGGATTGCTCCGTATACTTGGCGCAGATTTGAGATACGCCGGCCATTACGGCTCTTCGCACAGCAACATCGACATGATCCTGATGACCGCTTTCGTAGTCAACCACTTTTAGACCGCTGTCCGCAAGTTCCTTCACAGCCGTTTTAATCGCCTGATTGTAGTTAACTGCACCGCTTTGCACCTGCAACACTGCGCTGTCAAGCGCCCATTGGTACGCTTTGGCAGGTGGG